GTTGACTCGGTTGGTTCGGCCAGCCTAATACCTGCTGTTGGCAATGCCGCAACCGGTGCAGTTGGCACATTGTCGGCAGAGGTCATTTCGTTCCAGGCCATCACTGGCGTCGAAGGCACAGGATCTCTTGGTACGCCAATAAACGTCATCTCTGTTGCGATAATTGGCGTTGAGTCTGTTGGGTCAATCCAGAGCATGACCAGGTTTGGATGGGGCGCATATCCAGACAATGATGAAACATGGTCGCCACAAGCAGACACGGCAGAGGAGTGGACAGCAGTGTCACCATCCACAAATGGCTGGACATCAGTTTCTGACTCATCAGAATCTTGGGCTGATTTAGCAGACAATTCAATCACTTGGCAAGAGGCCGCATAGGAGTTTTCAGCATGGCAGATACCACCACCACAAACCTATTATTGACAAAGCCAGAAGTTGGCGCATCAACAGACACATGGGGGACCAAGATCAATACCGATCTGGACACCTTGGATGCAGTGTTTAAGGCTGACGGCACAGGCACATCAGTTGGCTTGAATGTCGGCTCTGGCAAGAAGCTGGCTGTGGCTGAAGGCGCAATGACGCTGGCAAGCCAAAACGTGACGCCTTACACAGGCTTCAAAAACCGCATCATCAACGGCGCAATGGTTATTGACCAGAGGAATGCTGGGGCGAGTGTTGCCAACACAAGCAATTTGACTTATGTAAATGATAGATGGGCAATTTTTGGCGATCAAAATAGTAAATTTACAGCCCAGCGTTCTACAGTAGTACCAACGGGCTTTGTAAATTCGTTGCTGATGACCTCATCTTCTGCTTACAGCGTACCTAGTGGAGAAGGCTATACTGTTCAGCACAGAATAGAAGGATTTAATGTATCTGACTTAGGATGGGGGACAGCCAATGCTCAAACTGTTACTTTATCTTTTTGGGTTCGTAGTTCACTAACGGGCACTTTTGGTGGTTCAGTTACCAATAGTGCGTTTAATCGTTCCTATCCTTTTGCATACACGATATCTTCCGCCAACACGTTTGAATATAAAACTGTAACCATTGTTGGCGATACAACTGGAACTTGGCTAACAGACAATGGAGTTGGTCTTCGTTTGTATTTTGGTTTGGGTGTTGGTTCTACTTTAAGTGGAACTGCTGGTTCATGGTCAGGCTCTGGGTTGTTATCAGCCACAGGCGCAACCAGCGTAGTCGGCACAAACGGAGCCACTTTCTACATCACTGGTGTCCAGCTTGAGAAAGGCTCAACAGCAACGAGCTTTGACTACAGGCCTTATTCCACCGAGCTTCAGCTTGCACAGCGGTATTACTGGAAAAATAAAGCGGGAGCAGTTTACACATATCTTGCAAATGCCGTTATGCAGACAAGTTCAACAGGGACTATGTTTGGAAAACTTCCAGTTTCAATGCGAGCTAATCCTTCTGTTGCAATCAACACCTTAGCCATTTATGGTGGGGTGAGTATTGTTGCAGTTACTGGGCTTAGTAACAACTACTCTAGCGCAGACCAGATGACAATTGATATTACCGGCACTAGTTTTACTCCAACAACTGGCGCTGTTGCGCTTATTGCAAACAACAGTACATCGGCCTTTATTGAATTATCTGCGGAGCTTTAATCATGTATCAACAACATCCAACTCATCCAATTTTTGGCGAAGCTCAATCGGTTCGTCGTTTAAGTGACGGTGCATCTATCCCCTTTGACCCCGCCAATAGTGACTATCAAGCCTATCTTGCTTGGGTGGCTGAAGGCAACACACCAGAGCCAGCAGATGAGGTGACAGGGTGAGCGAAGTCGAAAAAGACTTCGCCGTCCACCAAGCCATCTGCGACGAGAGATATAAATCTATCGAAGAGAAGCTGGAGTCTGGAAAGGGTCGGATGCAGAAGATCGAAATCCAACTCTACATCGTCATCGCCGCCATCTTGTTTGGCCCAGGTGTCGCTGCCGACATCGTGAAGAAGATGCTGGGGCTGTAACGATGTGGACCCAATATCCCTTTTATTCGCTGCCAATGCCTGCGTTAAGGGGATCACTGAGCTTTGCTCTTTGTATAAAGAGGCCAAGACAAGTTTTCTTGAAGTCAAAAGCACAGTCGATGAAGCCATTGGGGATGCCAAGGCTGCTAGGTCTTGGTGGCAAAAGCTGTTTGCTCCAAAGCCAGCAGCCACCACGTCCAAGCCTGTGGCGAAAAAGAAGGAGAAGTTCGTTGCCTATGACGAGACTCAGGCAATGGCCGACATCATCAAGCAGCTCAGTAAGTTCTGGGCTTTGCAGGACCAATTAACTGCTTACTTGCGCGAGGAGGAAGAGAAGGCCAAAGTCTACGATCCCAGCATCAGCAACGCGCAGATGATGGAAAGCGCGATGAATCGTGTGATGTGCAGGCAGCAGATGGAGGAGTTATCGACCACCATCAGGGAGATCATGGTCTACCAAACCCCTGGCCTTGCTGATCTGTATTCGCAGACTTACGAGATGCGTCAAGTCATCTCAGAGGAACAGGAAAAAGCTAGACTCAAGGAGGAGGCGCAGAAGAGGCAAGACGCATGGCTACACAGGCAAGAGGAAAGAAACCTGCAAGCAAAACTGGCAGCAGTGGTGGCGACTTCTATATTCCTCCTGTACCTTTGGCTGTGGTTCCTGTTCGTAAGTCAGTGGGGGAAGAAATAGTGGGCTGGATATTTTGCTGTATTCTGATCGCGGCCCTGCTCCCCTTGGGTGCAATGCTTTATCTCGACATCTTGGAGGTGAAGCATCAGGTGAAACAAGAGGTGGAAAAGGTCGAACGGCTAAGAAGACAACTGGAACAGGAGAAGCGAAAAAATGACAAGACATGAATTTTCACTGCTGGCGTTGACTGTTTGCGTTGGCATCCTCTGCGGGTTACTGGCTGGCTGCGAAGATCGTTTCAGATACCCTTGCCAAGACCCAAAGAATTGGGAACTTGCCGAGTGCAAGCCGCCAATCTGCACAGCAACGGCTACATGCCCCGACCAGTTAATCAAACCCGAACAGGAGAAGAAGTGATGGCTACAGTTGGATATAAACCAAATAATCGTCTGTCTCCAGAGGAGATTGAGGCTCGCGTGTGGGCTTGGGTGATCTTCGTGATCTCTGTCATCTTGTTGGGTTCATGTTTCAGTTTCATCTATTCTGTGACGTTCGTGACCCAGCCGATGTCATCTATGGCGCCAATAGACAAGGTATACACGAAGATGATCAACGACATCATGCTGCTTTGCACTGGCGTGCTGGGCGGTGTAGCTGGCCGCAAGGCCGTGTCGGCTGCTGTGGCGACAGCCACCGCCAAGGCAGAGAACATTGACAACGACAACGATGAGCCGCCAAAGCCATGAAGGATCTTCTTGGCGGTCTGCTGGTGCTGGTCCTTGTGTTTGGCGGTGGCTACTGCACCGGCAAGCACTATGAGCAAGAGGCCCAGCAGGCCGAGGTGGATCGGCTCAACACCGAGGCCAGGGCCAAGGAAAAGGCTTTGGCTGACGCTGTAACAACAACTGCAAATGCACTGAGGGTATCGAATGAAAAAGCAAAGATGGCTACAAAACAGCGCGATGCTGCTATTGATAGTGGTGCTCTCAAGCTGCGCCTCAAAGCGTCCTGCCCCATACAAGCCGCCGCAGATCCCGCCACTCCCACAGGAGGTGGTGGAGGAGAAGCATCAGCCGAACTTAGTCCAGAAGTTGGAAAAGCTCTTTTCGCAATAGCAGAGGAGGGTGACCGCGCCATCACCAAGCTGAATGCTTGCATCGATTTGTACAACCAAGCCCTTGAATCACAGAAAGGTATCAAATGAATCTATCAAAAAACTTCAAACTCTCAGAGCTAATTAAGTCAGAGACTGCAACACGCCTAGACATTGACAACACGCCAAACGAAGAGCAGATTGAGTCACTGCGTTTGCTCTGCGAAAACATATTGCAACCTGTCCGAGATCACTTTGGCAAGCCTGTCAAGATCTCATCTGGATTTAGGTGTTCTGCTTTGAATCAAGCCACAGGAGGATCGGCAACCTCAGACCATTGCAAAGGCCAAGCCTGCGATTTTGAAATTGATGGCGTTCCCAATCCAGAGCTGGCAGAGTGGATTGAAAGTAATCTGAAATACACGCAATTGATCTTGGAATTTTGGGTTCCAGGCGGGGATGATCCAAATGCGGGGTGGGTGCATTGCTCATTCTCGCCATCAAATCTTAAAGGTCAATCACTGACGGCCACCAAGGTTGCCGGTAAGACGCAATATCTGCCTGGTCTAGTCGCATAATTTAGGTCATGGCTACCAATCTGACTCAGCAGCTCGACACACCGGCGCCACCCAACTTGGGGACGCCTGATGTGCTTTACAGCGAAAGCTATTTCAGGCAGACCAATGGCGGCCTCAATGTCTACTTCAACAAGCTGCGCAACCTGTTTGGTGCGTTGCTT